GTCGGGGAATATCGGTTTGGCAACTATCCCACGCTCTAGTTCGGTATCGGTAGGCATAGGAACTATTGGTAATGCACTTACTATCAATATCAACCGTCAAAGCTCTAGTTTTAAGCATACTGTTAGATATGCTTGGGGCAATAAACAAGGAACAATCGCAAGTAATGTAGATACGTCTACAACTTGGACTATACCTCTTGATTTTGCGAACAATATTCCAAACGCAACAAGTGGCACAGGGACAATCTTTGTTGACACCTATTCTGGTAGTACCAAGACAGGCACGCAACAGGTCGCGTTTACAGCCAACGTGCCAACAAGTATGAAACCTACATTTTCTGGTGTTACTCTGACAGACACTAATGGGGTTGCTAGAGGGTTATTAAGTGGTAATAATTTTTTGCAGATTATTTCTAATATCCAAGTAAACTTTAATGGTGCAAGTGGGTCGTATAGCTCATCTATTACAGGATATAAGGCAGAGGTAGTAAATAGAAACTTAGTTACAAACTCAAACGGTGGTACGTTGGGTATGATGAACTTTAATGGTTCCGCTACTATCCGTGCATCGGTCGTGGATAGTCGTGGCAGATGGTCAGATACTAGGGATGTCACTATCAACGTTATTGAGTATTTTGCTCCTATTTTGAGCTTTACAGCACAGCGAACGAGACAGACACCCAACATCATTCAGATTGTCAGAAACGCTAAGATAGCACCAATTACGCTATCTGGTATCCAAAAGAACATTATGACCTTGACTTTTAAGGTTGCGCCTCTAGGTAGTACCAGCTATACAGCTGACAATGGCAGTGCGTCTGGCAGTTGGACAACTCAGCACACTCTGAGTAATTCAGCGGCTAATATGGCTGGAAACTACCCAGCCAACAAGTCATTTACCATCATTGGCACGTTGTCGGACAAGTTCACAAGTGTTGAATTTTCAGCAACCGTAGCCACCGAAAGTGTTGTGATGAGTTATAACAAGGATGGTAGGGTTGGTGTGGGTAAAATTGCAGAGAATGGGCCTGCGGGGTCATTGGATGTGGCAGGTAATATCTATGCAGGTGGTAAGCAGATACAACAGTATCAATTGACAAATGTCGAAGGAAATACTATCTACGCATACAATACAGATGTCAATACTCATGTTAACAATGGCACACGTTGGATAAATCCAGGCTGTGCAAACAGTCCTTTTCCTTCAAACTATGGCTGGATTGAAACATACAGAGCTACTACAGATATATTTCAGATTGCTAGGTCTTGGAGTGGCGGATGGAAGGTGTACAGACGACATGCTGGCAATTACAAGTCCTCAAATGGCTCTGCCACATGGTATCCTTGGGTTGAAATAACTCCACAAACAAATCATCCAATGCTACAAGAGAAACCATTAAAGACATTGACGATGGGATTTCCGTATAGCATGAAAGCCAATCTTGTTCGGAAAGGGGATGTAGTAACAATCAGTCTAATTCGGAATATATATTCCGTGGATTCTTTCGAACATGCAGTCATGCAGGAAAAGATACCAGCTGGATATAGACCTGTTGTCGATGTCCATATGACCGTAAATACAAATGTATCTCAGTTCACCAAAAGTCCAAATATCTTGCATTTCGCACCAGACGGAACCATTAGGATGACGAGCAATACGGTCGGTGGACATGTAATGACTGGCACGATTACATACATCACTAATGACCCATATCCAGCATAGAAAGGAATAGTTATGAGGTTAAAATTTGGAAACAAATCACTGGAATATACGCAAGGGGAACATCCGAAAACTAGAGTATTACTTATCAATGATGAGGGAGCTATGTATCCCATCTATTTCGATAAAGAAGCTATTGATAAGTCGGATGCAGAACTATTTGAGTTAGCACTCGAGAAAATCTATCAGGACAATTTCCCGAACAGAGCAGAAGATGAGAAATTCAATGCGATTGGCGAACGTCTTGCCAAGATTGATGATATTACCGAAGAAGCTACAAAGAATCTTGAAAAGGTTAAAGCGCAGGTAACGTTGTCTGCGTCATCTCGTGTCGCATTCTTGCAGGTCGTTACGACATTGTACGGAAAGGGGCTACTTACAGATGAAGATTTATTGCAAACTGGTCTATTTGATGATGAAGTTGTCGAAGAGACCTTGGAACTTATTTAATAATAAAGATTGGAGAACAGATATGATGATTAAACTTTACGCAATCGAAATTTTCGAAGGAAATATCAAATACAAAGATTTGCCTTTTTCAGATACCATCAAAAATAAAATTAAGGCTTATCTCACAAAGATGGTTGAAGATGAGGAAATCTTGGCTGAACTGATTAGCGAGGGATAGCCTATGCATATCAAACCAGAACATGTATATGCGTTGGTTGGATTTGTGTCTACAGTCGTTGGATTGTGGACCAATTTTTCAGCCAAGATTACAAAGCAAGAGAATCGTATTACAGTATTAGAGAAGGATATTGAAAATCTCAAAGAATTCAAGGAAAGCGCTAATCGTCGACTAGATAGTCACGATGAGCAAAACAAGGCAATCTTGGTCCTTGCGGAGCAGGTCAAAAGCATGGGAGAAGATATTCGAGAGCTAAAACGCGTCATTATGAAAGAGGGGTAACATTTATGAAAATTAACTGGGGCGTACGTTTACGCAATAAAACATTTTGGTGGACACTAGTACCGTTATTGGTACTTTTGTCTCAACAACTGGGCTTTAATTGGGTCCCTGAGAATTGGGAATCAACCTTTGCGACGATTATGTCTATCTTGACTGTTGTCGGTATCATCAATGACCCGACGACTGCGGGAGTATCAGATAGCAAGCAGGCTCTTGACTATTACGAGCCAAAGGCAGACAAACGATGAGGATATTAAAGACAACATTTTGTGTGTTGGCGCTGATTATTTTGGCGCCAATTGCATTTCTACTTGTACCAATTTTGGAGGTATTAGATGACAATCAATCTTGAAACATCCATTCGTTGGATGAGCGACCGTGTCGGCAAGGTCTCTTACTCAATGGACTATCGTAACGGTCCGAATAGTTATGACTGCTCTAGTGCTGTATATTATGCGCTAATGGCGGGTGGTGCAATTTCTGCAGGTTGGGCGGTTAACACTGAGTATATGCATGACTGGTTGATACGTAACGGATATGTTTTGGTTGCCGAAAATAAACCATTTAACGCTCAAAGACATGACGTTTGTATTTTGGGTAAACGTGGCTATTCGAGCGGAGCAGGCGGTCACGTCGTTATCTTTGTGGATAATGCGAATGTGATACATTGTAACTATGCACGTAACGGAATTACCATTGATAATTATAATCAAGTGCATCGTGGTATGTATTACTATCTATATCGCCCAGCAAATCAGCCCAGCATCAGCAACAAATCACTGGATCAGCTTGTCAAGGAAACTTTGGCTGGGGTACATGGTAATGGAGATGCCCGCAAAGCAAGTTTGGGCAATCAATATGAACCTGTCATGGCAGTTATTAATGGCAAAGCTACGGCACCTAAAAAGACTGTTGACCAACTGGCTCAAGAGGTAATTGCTGGTAAGCATGGCAACGGTGAGGCTCGCAAGCAGTCGCTAGGTGCTGACTATCCAGCTGTGCAAAAACGTGTTACTGAAATCCTAAAAAGCGACACGTCAGGGAATGCCCCTAAAACGCCCTTAGACACTCCAAAAATCGGGGTGGTAAATTCCTCCGCTGAACCTAAAACAGAGGAAACTGGGGCAACTGGTAAAGCGACAGATACCAAAATCACTAAAGAAGATGGTGACTTGTCCTTTAACGGTGCAATTCTCAAAAAATCTGTCTTAGATGTCATCCTTGCCAAGTGCAAAGAGCACAATATCCTACCTAGCTATGCTATTTCCGTTCTACACTTTGAGGGGCTTTGGGGAACCTCAGCCGTAGGTAAGGCAGATAACAACTGGGGCGGTATGACTATGACAAGCAATGACTTGCAAATCACTCGTCCCTCAGGAGTTATTGTCACTAGAGGTCTTGCCCGTCCATCAAATGAAGGTGGTCACTATATGCATTATGCCAGCGTAGATGACTTCCTGACAGACTGGTTCTATTTGCTTAGAGCTGGTGGCTCTTACAAAGTATCAGGAGCCAAGACTTTCTTAGAAGCCGTCAAAGGAATGTTTAAAGTTGGTGGTGCAGTCTATGATTATGCTGCTACAAGCTATGAGAATTACCTGGTAGGGATGTCAAGCCGTCTAACAGCTATTGAGTCGGAAAACGGGTCGCTTGCTAAGTACGACCAACAGACTGTTACAGATGTCGCTAAGATTGATAAAATAGAAGTAGCGATAGAAGGTATTGAAGTCACAATCAACGGCACACGCTATAGACTTACAAAAGAACCTATTTGATTTTAACCCAGCGGTCTGCTGGGCTTTTTCTACCATTT